CCCTTTGTAGGCAATGTGTCTATGAACTTCTTGAGTTCTATTGTCTCTTCTTCATTCAATCTGTACTTTCCCCATTTGCCCACAGGACATGATGTGAATGTGAACTTCACCTTCTGCCTCAAGTAGCATCCACATAGTCTTGTCTTTCTTCTGTAGAATGATACTACATTCTCCTTCTCAAGTTCTTCAATCTGCTCTGGTGTAAGAGCATCACCAATGATGGGAGTTCCACAAGTAGGTTTTGTTCCATTCTGGTTGTAGAACTTACACTTCCTACATATCGTCATTCTTCCATCTTGGACTTCCTTTGGTACATTTAGATTCCACATTCTTCTTGATTTTATTGATTGCTCTTTCTACTAACTTATACAAATCTTTAACTGGTATCCCTGTTTCATCACTCACCTTCTGGTAACTGAAGTCATCCATCATGTAGAGTCTCAAGACAACTGCATCTATCTGTGGCATCAGTTGAATGTATGCATCCAGATATTCATTGTCCATTCTGCTACCTAACCAAGGAGCATCCCTTTCCTCTTCATGCTTGGTAGACATATCTGACCATTGCTTTGCATACTTGGTATACTTAACCGCAAAGGAAGATGACTGATTGATTGCTCCTCTCCAAAGTGCCTTGTTGACATACCAGAACAACTTCTGCTCACAGGCAAGGAGTTCCGCTTTGTGTCTCTGATTGTCTAACACCTTGAGAAGAGTTTCACTCAATAGGTCTTCTCCTTTTATCCTGTCTTTCATGAGTCCAATTGCATATGATTTCCATGTGTTCATATGTTGTTCCAATTGAATGTCCAAGCAAGATTTCATGTTGCAGATTAGTGACATATCTTCGCAATCAAAGATAGAACCTATCATTCATGTCAACTGAAGAAGTTATGAACTCACTTGAGAAACATATCCTCGAGCATTTCGGAACAAAGGAATTGTGTGCAAGGAAAATGAATATCAGTAGATGGTCTCTTTATAGATACATAGAGAATCCATCATCAATGCAATTGAAACACTACAACAAACTATCTGAACTAACAGGAGTCCCTATATGTCAACTATTGAATTGAATCCAACCAATAGCATCTATGAATTGATGGACTTGATTCCAGCAGATAAGCAATCAACTGCTCTGTCAATCATACTTCCCCATTTGAACTATAAGTCCAGACAGATATGCATTCGAATCCACAACAAGTTGCAATCAGTCAATCTGGATGAGGAGCATACATTCAAGGTCATCTGTGATTTGGTCTCTGCACATACAGGAGTTCTGGACATTGCTAACACACATACCAGAAAGAAGAAGGAAGTATTGAGCAGATACATGGTCATGTTCTTCATGAGAGAAGAATTTGTGAATGAAGGACTGATGTCTCTCCAGTATCTGGGAAGACTATTCAAAACTTGCATTGCCCACTCCATTGTCATCTATGCTACATCACAGATTCAGAATCTGTATGCAACAGACAAAGACATCAGAGACATCATGAATGATATTGCCCAATCACTTGCTGACCTTGGATATACCAGACCAATCAATAAACTCAAAAACATCAAGACCTATGCTAAAAGACAAAGCATCTGAATCCATTCAAGAACTGCATGAAGACAGATTGAATAGATACGCATCCAAACAACATATGACTAAAGAGAAAGCAGTCATCAGATTGGTTCAGTTACATAGGTCTGGAATCAACATTGCTGAACATATATCCTCTGTCATTAAGGATGACCATATGAAGTACACTAACACATTGCAGATGCTGGGTGAATACCAGTTCTTCATTCGATGAAAGATTCTTACACATTAAAGGAAATGCTGGACTCATGTGGATTCTATCTACAACATGAGAAACCAGTTTTGACATGGGATAGAATCACCATGAAGGACTTGTATATCTTGATGATAGAATTGGTAGATGCTAATTCTATCTCATTAGATATTGCAAGTCTCTGGAATAGATATGATGAAAGAACTCCATCATATGACATAGATAAAGAAGAAGAGATAGGTGAACTTTGGTATGATAAGTCTTCGTTTTCCGACATGGACTATGATGAATTCCAAGAGTTCATTGAACCAGATGTGAACAACATCTTTGAGTTCGAGACATACTTATCCTATGGCATCACCAAGATTGTATTGTATGATGAAATTCATCCTACTGAATACATTGATTCATATCATGTAGTTGCCTATGGTAGCAAAGTAGTCAACCAGACATGGATTGATTCTATTAAACAGATACACCAAAAATATTTTCAATGACTGAATACGAGAAAAAGAAGAAGGAGAGAATGCTCCTCAAAGAAATGAATCTGCTTTGTGCAAAGAGACTGATGAAACCATCACTACAGGCATCCAGAAGGATGAATGAAATCTTCTTTGAACTGCATGAATTGACTGGTGACAACAAGTATCTACTATGATTGAATTCCTTCCAAAGCAATTGGATGCTTTGAGACATTTAGCAATTGATAATCCATGTGAACTTGTGCTGTTTGGAGGTGCTGCTGGAGGAAGCAAGTCATTCCTTGGTTGTGCATGGCAAGTCCAGAGAAGACTCAAATATGAAGGAACAAGAGGATTGATTGGAAGAAGTAAGTTGGATACATTGAAAAAGACAACATTGAAGACCTTCTTCGAAGTCTGCCAGATGTATGGATTGAGAGCGGAGAAGGACTATAAGTTCAATGGTCAATCCAATGTGATAGTGTTCAGCAATGGAAGTGAGATAGTGTTGAAGGACTTGTATGCTTATCCATCAGATGCAAATTTTGATTCACTTGGGTCTTTGGAAATCACAGACTGGTTTGTAGATGAAGTATCTCAAGTCACAAAGAAAGCAATAGACATCTTGAGGAGTCGCGTGAGATTCAAGTTGAAGGAATACAATCTTCCACCAAAGGGACTCATGACTTGCAATCCAAGTAAGGGATGGCTCTACAATGAAATATTCTCACCTTGGAAGATTGGTACACTACCAGTTCAGTATGCATTCATTCAAGCAACTGCAATGGATAATCATCCCCTTCCTCCAACATACTATGAGACTCTTTCCAGATTGCCAGAAGTAGACAGGAAGAGATTACTGGAAGGAGACTGGGACTATGATGAGAGCATAGACAATCTGTTCAACTATGATGACTTGCTTCGATGCTTCAGAGACGAAGACCAGACAGGAGATATGTACATCACAGGAGATATTGCTCGTCTTGGAAAGGACAGAACTACAATTGGTGTTTGGAGGAATCTCCAATTGATTGATGTGGTAGAGTTCAGAAAGAACAGAATCAATGAAGTTGTAGATGCCATCAGAGAATTGAGTAGAAGATACCAAGTGAAGTTGTCTAACATCATATGCGATGAAGATGGTGTTGGAGGAGGAGCAACTGACTTTCTTCGATGCCGAGGATTCCAGAATGGAGCAAGAGCAAAGCATCCAGAGAAGTTCATCAACATGAAAGCAGAATGCTACTTCAAGTTGGCAGAGATGATTGAGCAGAACAAAATCATTCTGCCATTGGCACATAGAGACACATTGGTGAAAGAACTGGACATGATTCGAAGGAGGAATCCAGATTCAGATACCAGATTGTCTGTTACCAGCAAAGAAGAGATTCAAAGACTGCATGGTATTTCTCCAGATTATGCTGATATGGTGATGATGAGAATGTACTTTGAATTGCATCCTAACTATGGGAAGTATTCATACATCTGAAAACAAAAAAGGACTCTATTGAGTCCTGTTCTTTGTTGTCTATATGAACTGGAGCATCTTTCTCTCTGTCACATAGTTCATGAGATTCTGGAATGTCTTCCCATCACTCACCCATTTCAGTTCATTCTTGATATCCACAATGAATATCTCATTGAAGGAAAAGTCTACTGAATCAAATCTGCCTTCTATGACTTGATTAGGCGTTGCAAGTGTAACAGATGCCTCATTGATTCTGATGACTTCAAATGTCTGTCCATTGAGATAACTCAATCCAGATGATTTCTTGGTGTTGATGATTGCTTTCATGACTATATGATTTTGTGTGTTTGATTCGTCTAACAAATATAGACAGAGATAGACATCACACAACAATTCTGTGAAATATTTTTTTACTTACTTATTTTCAATCACTTACAAAAAAAAGAGCATCCCCGTTAGGATGCTCCTGTTTACCTTAACCTAATTGATTTCGTTCATGTGCCAATTCACTCAAGCAAATCGGTACATACATATAGTAGATAGGGAAGTGTACAATGAATTCCCTTCTCTTCTATTTTCTTAATAATTCTTTTGAAGACAAGTCCAATCAATAGATGTTCAAGACCTACAATTGTGATGATGCCAATGAAGAGGAATGACCAGATAGCAATTGCCCATGATGATACCAGATAGGACATGATAATACACATGACAAATGATGCCAGAAAGAATGCTTTGATTTCTTGCTTGTTGTCATTTGCCCATCTATAGATTCCTATCTCAAAATAATGTTCCTTGAATACTTGTCTGATGAACTGATTCATTTCCTGTTGTGTCATCTGTTCCATGTGTTGATTGATTTTGGTCTTGAAATTTTAATTTGTCAATGTGTATCTGGATATCATCCAACTTGTCTTGATAGTCATTGATAGAAAGGAGCAGTCTGCTGAATTTCTCATTCCTCCTCGAATCTATTTGATGCTTTCGCTCAAATTCATTCTGCACAAAGAAGAGTCTTGAGTAGTGTGAACTATCAACTTCAATCTCTCCAGATGATTTCACCAGTCCTTCATCCATTAAATTACTGATGATTGCAGTCAATGTCTGGTGTGATATGTTCAATCTTGGTCTCATGTCTACAATGGTGTGACCAGAATTAGTCATGATGTAGTTCAAGATTCTAGTTGTGTTGGTTGATATCATTCCAGATTCAATCTGGTTCAACCATGTCTTCACTTTTGGTTTCATTATTTTGGTAGTATTTTATGAATGCTTGGTCTATTTCTTCAGTCAAGTGAGGAACAAGTTGTTCTAATTTTAGAAGTACATCACTTGCTCCCCATTGCGCTGAATTAATCAATAATTTCTTGAGTCTTTCGTTTGCCTCATCAATTAATTCTTGTTTGATTGAGAATTCATTTTCTTCATGAATCTGTTGAATCAACCATTCTACTAGATTATTTGTATTCATCAGA